GTCTGTACGTCCCCGGCGAATTACACCATCCAGCACATCTACAGCAAGCATTGCTTCTGTGATGATGTCTGTATAAAACCGCACAACAATAGAGTGTTGTGATGTATCTGTTTCACTAATTTTGTATTTAATCATGATGCTGTTCCATTTCTTGTTCCAAAGTTAACCCACGTAACATTAGCGTTACCCTGTACATACGCCCCGATTGATCCTGTTGAGCCTGTAGCGCCCGCAGCGCCTGTAGAACCTGTAGCGCCTGTTCCACCAGCAGAACCTGCTGCTCCACCTGCTCCACCAGCACCAGCAGCCTGAATTCCCGACACCCCTGCGCTTCCCGCTGCTCCCGACCCACCACCTGCTCCGCCAGCGCCACTACCACCACTACCTGCCTGACCAGCAAACGGCCCGCCACCAGCAACGCTATAACCATTTCCACCAGCGCCGCCGGGAGAAGTTGTGAACTTCCCTGCAAATGCGCTGCCACCGCCACCGCCACCGCCAGAACGTGTACCAGCCGCACCGCCTGCACCGCCTGCACCGCCACTACCACCTGCGCCTCCAGAGCCGCCACTACCACCTGCACCGCCAGAGAGGGTGTTTAGGTTGTTAATGGTCACCGGGACGGAGGCAAGGATAGCCAAGCCTCCGGTACCACCTGTACCACCTGTACCACCCGCAGTACCTGTACCACCTGTACCACCCGTAGCCCCATTACCCGCAGCACCACCTGCGCCACCAGCAGAAGGAACTGCGCCAGCCGTACCGCCTGCACCGCCCCCACCTGCTGCACCATTAGTACCTGCTGCTCCCGTAGCGCCTGTACCACCCGCAGTACCTGTACCACCTGTACCACCCGTAGCTCCTGTATAGCCAACAACTAAACCGCTGTTTACCAGTGTTACACCGCCGGGGAATGAGCCGTCAATTGTTAAGGCTGTTGTTCCTGATCCGCTGATCGTGTTACCGCCGGGGATTGTTGCTTGTACAGGGGCAACGCTGTTCCATCCAGCCGCTACTGCCTGTGTGCGTAAGTTTAAGTTTGACCCTGTGAGAAGGTTAAAAGCAAAGACGTTTGACTTGCCGCTTAAATCAGAGAAAGAAATAGTGCCAGAAGAAACACCCGCCAACGTCCGAACCGCAGTATCGTTTAAAGATATTAAGGCTGTAGAGGCATACCCAAGTTCTACATTGACTTGGGAGAGCGAAAGGGAGCTACCCGGTACGACTGGTAGTGTCATTTGTAGCTTTCAATGTTTTTTTAGATGCTTCCGTAGCCTGTGACGTTACCGGACACAATTAGGTTGCCAGAAGAATCCAAGCGCATTTTATTGACCCCGCCGTACCTAAAAAGCAGGTAACCACCAGACTCTAACACCGTCCAGTTTGTGGCTGTAATACTTCCCGCAGTAGTGGCAGTAGCAGAGTTACCTGAACAAGAAGCCGCTGTTGTGGCAGTCGCTGAATTACCAGAGCAGGAGGCCGCTGTTGTGGCATTAGTGGCAGTCGCAGAGTTACCTGAGCAGGAGGCTGCTGTTGTGGCGTTGGTAGCCGTAGCAGAGTTACCTGAGCATGAGGCCGCAGTAGTGGCGTTTGCTACCGCTGTTGTACTAATAGTTGCAACAACCTGCGCTGCGGTGGCTGCGGTGAACGCTCCGGTTCCGTTTCCATAAGCAATACCTGTTAGCGTAGCAACGCCTGTACCGCCATTAGCTGCCTGAACAATGCCGGTTGTAGACATGACCGATACGGTTACAAAGTCAAGACCGTTCCAAGCTACAAGGGCTGCGGTTCCTGCAACGATTGTCACACCAGTGGTAGGTCCTACGCCTACGATCTTAATGCTTTGTGTGCTGGAGGTCTTGTTGATTACGATGTAGAACTTTGACCGTGCCGGGGCTGTGATTGTCCGGGTTGCCGTACCGCCTGCAGTCCACAGAATGATTGCCTGCCGCGCTTGATTGGCTGCTAGGTCTGTGGTTGTCAGTGTTACATCTGCGTCAGAGCTAAGTAATGTCGTGCCTGCTACAGCAGTATCTAGCAAAGATGTAAGTGAGGTGTTAACCGTGTCGCCCCATGTACCAGACAGTTCGCCCGTTACAGGCAGGGCTAGGCCCAAAAGGGATGTTGCTGCGGTGGTCATAGTTTAATTTCCTTCGGTCAATTTTGCCACAATAGCCTCTAGCTTGGCAATACGAGCATCTTGTTCTACTACACGCTTGGCAAGCTGAACGGCAGACACTAGGGCTGCGTTTCCATAGGCAACGGATAGTTTGCCATTTTCTTCGGCTATAACCGCATTTGGCATGAGGGTCTGCAAAGATTGTGCAGATACACCAACTTGTGTAATTTCTTGGTCAATACGGTCATAGACTCCGTGTTTAACTTCAGCTAAACGACTTACAAAATCTGTAGGCAGGTCACGCCAATTCTTTTTTAGCGTTTCATCAGAGTATGCTGTAATGTTTCCTGTGGCGTAAAGTGATGCGCAGACAAGGGCTTCATAGCTAGTGCCGGGATTGTTAAAAATAGCCATCCGACCGCTAGCTTCTACGCCAATACTTGAGGCTACAACGCCGCCCCAGTGAAAACCAAGCTTAGGCGGAGAAGCGCCAGAGCCGCCTAAGCCAGCCTCGCGGACACAAACAACTGAGGCATACGAAGTTCCACTGCTGGAAGCATAAATTCCTGTGCCAGCATTTGTTAAGTTGTTGGTCGTTGTCGCCGCAGCGGCGGTACCGTTGTAGTAGCTGCCGTTGCTGCTGATTGAGTATGCCGTACCGTTTAGGTAGATGATGCCGTTTTGGTAGTAGTTGAGGTACATGGACTTACCAAGACCACTATCTATGTGTAGGTTGCCGTCAGTCGCTTGGACAACGGCAATGGTTGCGACACCAGACGCACCCCCGTTACCACCTATTTGAACTTTTGCGCCCCAACCCGGGTTGCCTGTGGTAGTAAAGTTCCACGTCTGCGCGTTTGTCGCCGTAGCAGCGTTGCCTGTAACGTTAATGCCCCAAGTGCCAGATGCGCCTGAACCTGTCAGGGATGGGGCGTAGGAGGTGTAGTTATCGCTTGCAAGCAACGTCTTCCATGATGTCCATGAGTTGCCGCCGGACACATCGTAGTTACCAAAACGAACCTGCATCCCTGTGCCGCCGTATGTCGGGCTGTATGGGACGTACATCTGTAACGAACCGCCACCACTTGCGTAGGTGCGCATGGTCATCACAGAGCCGTAGCTCTGGAACCCTTCTACGCTGGACACAAATGAAGATTGGATACCCCCGCTGTAGCTAGTTGGTAAAGTTGACGCAGACCAGACGTAGTTACCTAATGCGGAAAGCAACGGCGAAGATGTGGCTGTTGCAGCGTTTCCGCTGATTGACCCGCTGCTAGTAATGAACCCCGCGCCGTTTGTCAGTTGGTTTGTGTCGGTTACGTTGGTCGCGCCAGTAGCAATACCGTCCAGCTTTGTGGCGTACACACCAGTCATGTAACCGTTTACACCAGAAGATGCAGCCGCCATGCTGATTGCTGGTGCAGTACCGCCGCTTGATACCACGGGAGCAGTTCCTGTAACCGATGTGACTGTTCCCGAGCCAGTACCCGCGCCTATGGCTGTACGGAATGAGGCTGCGTCAAGAGCAGAAACTGTGTTGTTGGCGTTGAATTGTGGGAACGTGATAGCCGATGGGTTGGTCAGCGTAAATAAGTTTCCACCAACTGTTGTTGCTCCTGCGGCTGTACGAATACCTGCAGCGTCAGTTGCGCCTGTACCACCGTTAGCCACTGGAAGAATTCCGCTTACATGGGTAGCCAAACCAATTTTGCCGTAGCTAGGAGCAGAGTTAACCCCACCAGAAATGAGTGCGTTACCTACCGCAACGTCAGACAGCTTGGCAATGGTTGTTGTTGTATCTGCGTATACCAAGTCGCCAACAGCATAAGAAGTTTGCCCAGTGCCGCCGTAGATAGTAGCAATAGCAGTGCCGTTCCAAGTTCCAGCCGCAAGAGTACCAACTCCAGTAATACCCGTGTAGCTGCCAGATAGTCGCAAAGTGCCAAGCGTACCCGAAGTAATGTTACTTGCATTGGTTGTGTCCGTTGTGGCTGAAGCCGCCAAGCCCGAAACGGCTGCTACCGCAATAGCAATTGCCGTTGGTGTTGCACTCGTAATTTGCCCCTGAGCATTAACACTAAACACAGGGACGCTAGAGCCAGAGCCGTAAGTGTTTGCAGTAACCGCAGTGTTGGTGATACTAAACTGCGTGTCAGTCAAGGTCAGACCAGTGCCAGCGGAATAAATTTGGGCAGAAGAAATTTGGGCGAAGGTAATTGCCGTAGTGCCAAACGTAATCACGCCAACAGTGTTGCAAACGTAAGTTTCGCCAGCACCTGAATTTCCTGACGTGATGAAGAACGCATCACCCTCACCCAATCCATTTGGACTTTTCAGGGCGTAGGTATTGGCGTCAGAAGCGCGAGTCAGCACCCATGCAACTGAACCGCTACCAACCGTGGTTACAACGTAGACACCGTTTTGGGCTTGGTTAGTCTGGCTGTAAACCAATATGCGGTCAGAAACCGAGGCAACCGTGCCATCAGGAGTGAACGCAGCCAAAGCGCCTGCGTTGGTAAGCGTAGCGCCAACACCAGAAGTACCGTTGTTGTAGGTTGCGTTTAGGTTGCCAGTGGTGTCAGGTACTTCATACTTGACCGGCGTGTGATAAGTGATGCCAGAAGACACCAAGGTGTCCACATAGGTCTTGTTTGCAATATCAGTGCTGTTTGTAGGGGTCGTTGAAACCGTACCGCTAGTAATGTTTGCTGTCGAAATATTTGCTGTCGAAACACCCAATGTGCCGATGTCTAAAATAGAAACTGCCGAGCCAGCAGCATCTAAATACACTGCGCGTTCAGCAGGGTAGGTAAGAAATACATCCTTCGGGCCAGCAGCAAAAACAACTTTGCTACCAGCATTATTAGACTCTAATACAGTGTCACGAGTTAAGGTTGGGCCTGTGGTTGAGTAAGTTCCGATACCAACTTCCCAGTCCCCCGTTGCTGAGTCGAATGCTGCGTAGTAGGTAGTATTGCCGTTACCAACAACAGAGAACGCTTGGTAACCAGACGACGCACCACCCAGCACAAAGTTAGACGTGCCTGCTGTGCTGGTGGTCTCTTTTACGCGGTCTTTTAAAACGAGTGCCATGTCATGCCTTTAATTGTCTGTCCCGATGACTTGCCAAGAATCCGGTTGCGTAGTGTCAATTGTTGTCCACCCGGGGGCTTGTGCATCGTTAATTGTTGCCCAGTTAACACTCTGTGAGTCGTTAATCAGTTCCCACAAGAACCTAGCAACAATCTGATCCGCCGCTGTTGCCCCACCCTGAACTGTAGCAATAAAAACCGCCGCTGCCAAGAAAGCATCTACGGATGAAATAGTCTCCGCAATCTTAGCGTTAAATGTTGATGCCGCCACGCTTGTGCTATCAAACCCACTAGCAGTCTCAGAAACATTAACCCCAAAACCAACCGCCGCACTAAACGCATCTGACCCAGTCGCTAAATCTGTAATAGATGCTAAGAAATCAGCAAAAGCCGATGAAACACCGTTTCCTGTAGCTAGTTCTGCAATAAAGCAATCGTAAGCTAAACCGGCAATAAGTACATCAGCCGCTACAGAAGATTCACTGATTGATACCGCAAAAGCCGTCTGCGCTGCTACTTGCTCAGAAACAGTGCTAGATTCATTGATAGATGCCGCAAAGTTAACCAAGGCGGACATAACGTCCGTACCAGTAAGAATCTGCTCAACCGCACAAATGAAAACAACCAAAGCCGCCGTAGTTTCAGACGCTGTTACTGTCTCAGTGACTGCTGCGGTAAAGTTAGATGCCGCAACGGTTACATTATCTGAACCGGTGATTAACTCTGCAATTCTTGGGGTGAACGAAGCCACTGCCAAAAGCGACGTATCTGATGCCGTAACTCCTGCTTCAATAATTTCTCTAGTATACGATTCACCAGCCGTGGCTACAGCCAGCGGCACGGTTGAAAGCGGGGTGAACCCAAGCACAGGGAATCACTCCCTATAAATTAAGCTGCAGCTAGGCTGAATGTGTACGTCACGTTCAGTGTGTCACCAGACACAACGGTTCTGTCACCGGGCGACTGAAAGTCAGCCTCGGAAAACAACACGCCAGAAGTTCCACTAGCCACGGTACACAAAAAAGCACCAGCTACAACACCGCCAGCGCCAGAGATTGTAAAACCAACAGCAGAAGAAGTAGCAAGAACGGATGGGTTAGCTGAAGTAGCCGTGCCAAAAGCCACAGCCTTACGAGAGCCAGAGTAATTTGTAAATTCGGTCCAGCCAGCATGAGAGGTCAATGTATCCGCAGCAGCAAATGTTGTACCTGAGCCGGGGCCAGTCACTAAACCAAGGAAAAACGAAGCGGTATATGTGCTACCCGTAAAATACTTGGTGTTCATGTCTACAAGACCTTCGTTTACAACGAGGTTATGCGTTGAATCTTCCCACTTTAAGTTTCCTTCTTTATCCAAGCATTGAATGTAATACACACCCCCGCCTTGAGCACTGTTAGTTGTTCCAGTGTTAGCAATTAAGCCCACGGCGACGGTATCTGTAGATTGTGCGGTGTCGGTAAGCATAAAAAAACTCCTAGTTAGAACTGCGAATTAACGCTGAAGTGGCTGTATTGGCTGGCATTGTGATGGTGAACGTAGTGGTAGATGTTTTATCTGCCCCGAAATCCAACACTGCAATGGACTTATTACTCTTGCTGGCATTGTAAATCAAGGCACACCGTGCTGTCACTGCTGTTGACCAAGACGTATTGGCCCAGTTAACGTAGACCGTGTACCCAGAAGTATTAAGCGCAACGCCTGTCATGGTGTTTCCGCCCGCTGTATAGCCTGACGCTACAACTTCACTAAGGGTGGTATATACCGTGGTAGTCTCATCAAGGTTAGCGTTTGCCGTGTACAGGGCAATCTTAATGGTGTCCGTCAACAGATTGTGTACCGCTTGGTACACCTCTGATTTAAACGAAGTTGTCTGGGTTTGGACGATCATCGTACAGCTACTCGGTAAGTTCCACTGCGGTAGCTATCTTGCTTCTCAAGGCCATCGCCCAGACGTTTAGCAAGTGCAAGCGCTTCTTGATAGCGCCCACTGTACAAAGCAACCATATCGGCTTCACCCTTCATGTAGGTGTACGCCTCTACCAGTGCGCCATAGAGCAGCACGGTGTCGAAGTTATCACCCAACCATGTCGTTGTTGCTGTGGTAATGGAGTCTGGGTAATAGTAATAGTGAAGCTCTACGTTGTAATTAGCGTCTGGTGTTGGGCCAAGAATAAAAGTTAATTCATTGGTGATTGCAACGCCAGAAGTTGTTGGCCCAAACAAAGCGTAGTATTTAGGCAGGGCCGTATCTGCAGGGGTTGGGTACGCTTCACGAATGAAGTTAACATCCTTGTTCAGCAAGTAATGGTACGTCTCCGTAGCCGTTCCGTAGTCCTCAATCACCGCTAACGAATAAGGCGAAAGGAAGTCACTG